CGGGCTGCGCCGGGGCCTGCGCAAGCTGGATCGGATGGTTCCCGTATTCGAGGCCCACCCGTTGCCCGATGCGCGAAGCGAGCGCGCCGGCAATGCCGTTCATCTGACCGGGCGCGCTCTGGCGTGCACTGTCCGTCATGCCGAGGCCGACAGCGCGCGACACCAGCCCCTTACCCTCGTCACCAATGTCGGTGATCATGTTGTAGGAGCCGTCCGGGTTTCGCGTGTATTTCTGCGATCCGAACGGAGTCTCCACACCAACACGGTTGTACTTCGATTGCAGCTCCAGCAGCGGGCCGAGTTCCCCCGGCGTCGGCAGTTTCGCTTGCGTGCTTCCCTTACCGCCCATAGCGGTAGTCCTCCTTGAGTATTCCGAAAATCAGCATGTCGATCGACACGCCATCGAAGCCGCGTCTTAGGCGGCCTTCCTGCACCCAGCCCAGCCGGGTCAGGACGTTCTTCCAAGGGTTGTCGTCCGCAACCCGACAGCTCGCGCGATTGCATCCCAGCTCGCCAAACGCGTACTCCCCAAGTCGTTTCAGGAAGGCGCGCGACATGGCCCCGGAGGATGCCATGTGCACCTCCACGTCGTGGCCGCACCAGTTCACGAAGGCGGCGACGCTATGCACCTGCCCGTCGCGCACGTCTCCGATGAATGTTGCGTTTTCCGGCAGCACGACCCCGACCGCAGCCTCGATGTATGGCCGGAGTTCGTCGCCAGCGCAGAGCATTACGGCACCGTCCTGTAACGCAGGAAGCTGCCCGCCTTCGCCGTAACCGTTGTGCCTGCCGTCTCGCTGGCAAGCTGTAGTTTGATCTTGCCGCTAGGTGACGGTCCTGTAACGCAGGAAGCTGCCCGCCTTCGCCGTAACCGTTGTGCCTGCCGTCTCGCTGGCAAGCTGTAGTTTGATCTTGCCGCTAGGTGACGCACCTGCGATTGCGTAGCCCGAAACCCATGCGGGGAAACTGGCCGTGGTGTTCGGCAGGCCACCCACTGGCGCAAGGATCGCAGCGCCCGTATTGCCTACCGTCCGCACCATTGCGGTTGCCGATGACGTGACCTGCACTTCACCAATGCCATCCGTCATGCCGGTCGGCCACGCGATGCCAGGGCGCGGGCCAACCGTCGCGGTAGCAGTCCGCACCAGCAGCGTTCCCTCAAACTCATACCGGCCATTGGCCGCAGGCGTGAAGGCAAGGCCCGTCACGTCCACCGCTGTTGCGCTGGTCGTGGTGAAATCGCTTGTGAGCCGGATGTACGTCCACGGATCGGCGCTTGTCCCCGCCGGCCCTTGCGGGCCTATGTCGCCTGTATCGCCCTTGACGCCCTGCGGCCCCGTATCGCCAGTGTCGCCCTTCGGGCCTGCTGCGCCATCCGCACCGGCTGGACCTTGAATGCCTTGAATGCCCTGCGGGCCTGCTGGCCCCTGCGGGCCAACCTCACCTTGCGGCCCCTGAATACCTTGCGGGCCTTGTGGCCCCGGTTCACCCTGCGGCCCCGGCGTACCTGCGCCGCCCTCGCCCACATCGTCCAGCATCGCAAAGGTGCCGGACTTGTCGGGCAGCAGGTATTCCCTAGCTACCGTCGCTGTTGACGTGATCTTTGCCTCGCGGCCGATCCACCAAAACCGGCGAACCGTGCCAACTTCCCGAGAACGCCCGATCATGTCTCGCTGTAGACGCCGACAGATAGGCCGTAACTGCTAATGTCAGGGCGCACTGCGCGGAAGGTGCCAGGGCCGGCCAGCACCGTGACGGGATTCCAAAGATTGAGGACAGCGGCCAGTTGGTCGTCGCCCGGGCTGTCGATACGAACCGAGACTTGCACGCCACTGGGGATCGTCCCCGTCGCGAAAAGTCCGATGGTTGCAACTCCGCCAGCAGCGACAACAACGTCGATGGACGTGGCTGGCGTGGTGTCGGCCGCAAGGATGGTGGTCTGTGCCATGTCTTAACTCGCTGCGAGAATGTATGGATGCGTCTTTGCCTGCTCCCGCGCGAGTTGCAGGTTCGCCACCTGCACCGCCGCGCCGGCCTTGGCCGTCTCCGCCTGCGCCTTCACCTGCGCGCCCTGCACCTTGGCCTGCGCTTCCGCGCCCGTGGCCTCCTGCAACTGCCCCTGTAGCTGCTGGCTCTGCTGCTGCAACTGCTGCGCCTGAGCGGCCTGCTGCTGCATTTGCTGCTGGGACTGTTGCAACTGCTGTTGAAGTCCCTGCAACTGCTGCATGGAGCCGGGAGCGGCCTCGATGGCATCCTCCAGCTCGCGCCCGTGCTTGAACGCGCGGATGGCGAACAACAGTAGCGCCTTGCCCACGTCGCCCGGCAACGCGCCGGACTGGATCGCCGGCAGCATGTTTTGCAGGAACGGCGTGACGTAGTTCAGGAACTCGATCTTCTGCTTCTTTTCCTCGGCGTCCTCAATGGCGACGGTCGAGTCCGTCTCCACGTCGATTGCCAGCGTCCGCGACAGGTCGGATTTCAGGATCGCGAGCACCTGCGGGTCTGGCCGCATGCCGGTCAGCAAGTACCAACTATCCGGCGTGAAGTGCTCGCCCATGATCTCGGCCATGATGCGGAACGCATCGCGCAAGCAGCGCCCGATCTCGTTCGACTTGTCCGACAAGCGGATGCCGGCCCACTGGCCCTTGATCTGCTGCGCCGTCGCCGTCTCGTTCGGGTCGGTCGCGCCGCGCACCACGTCGGCAATGCCGGACGCCTCGTCCAGGCGCGCTTTCTCGCCAGCCAGCAGGTTTTGCAGCTCACGCACGACCTCGACCTTCTCGCGCAGCGGCAGCGTGGCGATGACCTTGCTGAAATCGGTCACGCTGCTGGCGGCGAGGCGTTCGGCCAGGTTGGAAATGGGCACCAGCATGCCATCCTCGGCGGCTGCCAACTGCGCCAGTTCCTTCATCTGCGCGTCGTAGAACCCCGCGGCCTTGATCTGCGCGGTAAGGCTGTGGATGCGCTGCACCAGCTTGTTGCAATACTCGTAGCCCTTGGCGAACACCGCGTGATCCGGCATCGGCACCAGGTCGCGGCTCTTGATGTTCGCCATCATCGGGCGCGGGCACGGGAAGAAATCGCGCAACCCGAGCTCGTCGTCCCACATGTCGAGCGGCTCGTCGAAGTCCCAGCCGATGACGTACACCTTGCGCTTCGCGCGGTGCCAGATTTCGGTGACGCGGTGGCGACCCTTCTCCGCGCCTTCCTTGCCATCGCTGGCATTGTTCGGCACCTTCTCGCCGAACTGCTGCTTGATCTCGCGCGCGGTCAGGTAGTGGTCGCGGGCGACCCAATCCACGTCCGCCCAGGCCGGCGCAGGATCCCAGTGGAAGCGCTTCCACGGCACATAGACCAGCTCGCAGGTCTGCGAGGCAATCACCTTCTCGCCCAACGGGCCGAGCGTGAACTCGGGCTTGTACTCGACCCACGGCACGCCGAGGCCGGTAATCAGGAAATCGTAGACGGCGCGGTCTGCGTTCTCGTGCAGCGCGGTCACGTCCACATGCGCAGAAATGCCGCGCTCGACCAGGAGCGCCGCCTGCTTCGCGAGCGCACCCTCCGGGCCGGACATCTCGAAGCGGCGGCGCACGTCCGGCGCGGGAGCCTTCGAGTACAGGCGCGAATGCAGCGTCTTGATGGTGCTGAAAAAGATGTTGAACAGCAGGCGCCGGTTATCGCTGCGGTCGTCGAAATAGTCGCGCTCGGCGGCGTCGGCCTGCTTGCGGAACTTGGCGTGATCCTTCTCCTCCCGCTGGATCTTGCCGATCCAGTAGGAGACCAGGCTTTTGTCCTGCGCTTCGCCGTCCATCACCAGCCCCTCGGCGTCGTCGGGCGCAGCATGTCGGCGATCTTCGGCGGCGCGGCCATTGCCTCGGCAGGGTCGGCCGGCTTCATCGGCTCGGGCACAGCACCCCACACACGCGCAATGTGGCGACCGAACAGACTGGCCGCATCCACTGCATCATCGTGCTTTCCGCCAGGAAATCTAAGCATCTGATCCTTCACCCGTTCTGCCCAATCGGTCATCGGCCAGTAGAGCCGTCCGTTCGCCATGAAGCCTTGCAGCGACCGCGCGTTGGCGGCCTTGTCGTTGCCGTGCGACAGCCACTCGCACACCGTGTATGCGCGCTCGTCGCGCATCATTCGAGATAGCAGCGGTTCCATCGCGCGCCGGATCGGGCCGGCCTCGCCGATGAATGCCACCGGCCGCCACCGCTTGATGAGCCGGATGAACTCGGCCGCCCAGGTGTCCGATGCCGTCTGCCCACTCCACCAGTCCAGCGCGTAGACGTTCTCCAGCGAGTCCACGCCCCACACCGCCAACTCGGTGAAGTCGCCACCACCCTCAGTCACGGCGAAGTCGCCGGACATGTAGATCGTCATGCGCTCCGGCGCGTCGGTGTAGCGCCTGAACCACTCAGCCTTGAAGTACGTGCCGTCCTCGGCGGTCGGGCGCTGCTGGTACAGGGCCAGCCAGTCACGCGGGCCGACGATGCTGCGCTTGCGCTCCAACTGCTCGGCGCTCTCCCACTCCGGCCATAGTGGCTCGCCGGGCGCTCGTCCCAGCGGGTCGAGCAACTCCGCGAACGCCGGCAGTCGAATGACCTCCCACTGCCCGCCGTCTTTCTTGTCGCCCTCTGCCTCCAGAATGCGGCCTGCTAGATCGTCTTCGTGCCAACGTGTCTGGACAAGGCACACGGACGCGCCGGGCTTTAGGCGCGTAATCAGGTCGGCCCTGTACCAGTCCCATACCTTTTCCCGAACCGTCTCCGATTCGGCGTCTTCGCGGCTACGCACCGGGTCATCAATGACCACAAGGTCTGCGCGACGGCCCGTAATGCTGCCGCCAACGCCTGCCGCGTAATACTCGCCATCCGCTGACGTGGCCCAACGCCCCGCCGATTGGTTGTCTGCGGCAATGGCGTATCCCAAGCGTGGCGCATGCTCAGACACAAGGTTGCGCACCCTGCGCCCCCATCGCTCGGCAAGCTCTGCCGTATGCGACGCCGCAATGACCGACTTCGCCGGGTTCTGCGCCAGATACCACGGCGGGAACAAGGCGCTGGCGTACGTACTCTTTGCGCTACCCGGCGGCATGAAGATCGCCAGCCGGTCAATCTCGCCCCGCGTCACCGCCTCCAGTCGGTCAATCAGCAGCTTGTGGTGCGCTGCAGGCTCGAACCCGTTGAGCCGAGACCACTCAGTGAGCGAGCGGCGAACGGATCGGCGTAGCAGTAGCTCCGATGCCGCCTCAGCCCGCCGCGACAACTGCGCCTAGCTGCTCATCAGTCATCAGGTTAGTGGCCGCGATCTGCAACGGCCCGCCATCCTTGCCTGTCACCTGTAGCGGCAGCAGCTTGGGATAGATGGTCGTCCAGAATGCTTTCTCGTTCTCGGGCGCTTCACGTGCCCATGCCTCCAGGCGAGTACCGCCGCCCAAACCATGAGCGGCGGCCTCGATGGCCTCTTTGACGCTGACCGTTAGCTTGTTGGGGATGCCCTTACGGCTTCCACCCTTCGGTTGCGGTCGATTCGACACTTTTCGGCACTTTGTCGTGAATTACGGCAGTTCAAAGCCGACGACGGCAACGTCGATGGTGCTGCCTGCCACGCCCGACGCAGTGCCCACGCGGACGTACAACATGTCATCGGTGACAACCGGGGTCAGGCCAGTGGCCGCCACGGTGCGGGAGCTTACGACGGTAGCGCCGGTGTGGGTGGTCAGGGCTGCGTCAGCCACGATGCTGGTGCCAGTGCCGCCAGCGCCTCCACGGACGCTAAGGGTGGCCGATGCACTGGAGCCGCCGCTGGC